ATTTCCTGCTGATTGATAGGTGCAATCTCCTCCGTGATTTGAATATGCCGTGCAAGTTTGTGCCGTCCAAGTGCAACCAGCACCCTCGCAGACACCTTGCCCTTGTGCTTCTAATTCTGAACAAGGTGAATAATTTTGACAAGTCATTCCGTCCCACCAACAAGTGGGATAATAAACATTGCAAGCTTCTTGAGTTTCAAACACAACACAATTAGAACTCCCACCACATCGTTCATCCATCGCACTACAAGAAGTTGATGGAGAGCCAGTGCAACTTTCACTTAATGTTCCATTACAATTTCCAGTCGTATATGTGCCTGTGCAAGAGGAAGGAACAGCAGGAGTCCAAGAGCAACCAGCACTTCCACAAGTTGATTCATCACTATCCCAAGTATCACAACCTTTATCGGTGCAATTCGGGTCATTCCAGTTGCAATAAGTGCCATTCAATTCACAATTAGTTTGGTCATTATTCCATTGAGCACAATTAGTTGTTTGACTTCCATAACAATCTGATGGACTTCCTGCATTCCAAGTGCAATTATCACAACCTGTTTGTCCCGAACTATGACTCTGACAATTTGTTTCGTCTTCATTCCAAATAGAACAACTTGAACATTCCCAAGAACAGGGTGGAGAGTTTAACGCACAGTTGGCATAATCATTATTGTAAATTGAGCAATAAGTTGTTGACCAAGTGCAACCTATTGCCTCACAAGCCCCCTGACTTCCTTGATTTGCACAAACTAATGTCCCCGTGCAACTATCTGCTAGATAACCCCAAGAGCAACCATCTTGATTATTGCAAGGTGTTTCAGACATAAAAGTAGAGCAAGCATCAGGGGTCCCAGAACAAGTTCCAGTAGGTTGAACATTATGTAAAGCCGTGCCTTCTGAATTCATACCAACATTAAAAGTCTTCCTATTTGAAGCAGAACCCCAATAACCAACTGATTTACCTTTAATATAAGAATTGCCAGAATTATCTTGAAACTCTAATCCATCATCGTGGTTTGCGTGATTAGATGAAATATAAATTGTATTGCTTCCGTGAATCCAATTAGGCCCCAATCCTAAATAACCAGTAAGGTTGTTATACCAGACGGAAATTCCATCTCCCTCATTATTATTTTGAGAAACAACCTTCCAGGCATCATTGCCAAATGAAGTAGTGTTCACTCCGCTCGGTCCAGTAAGACCCTGTGTTGGATATAATGGTTTTAGCAGATGATGTCTGTCGTTTGCTAAATCATAATAAGAAAGAACATTATTTGAATTATCTCTATAAACATAAGGTGTTGGCGTAAAGTTAACAACTCTACCAGCTGACTGTGAAAAAGACGAATCAACTGTTAAAGACGTATTTGTGGCAATAGCTGTAATTGTTCTACTTCCTGCTGTGGTTCTGATTTTCCAACCTATTCTTGCTTCGGTTAAGAATAAAGTCCCTGAACCTGTGACAGTAGTTCCCGAAGCACCAACTGTTCCTGTTCCCACAAATTCAGCACTTCCCTTTGTTTCAACAGAACTTTGCAAATCTAATAGGCTAAACGGACTTGAAGTTATTATGTGAGGACTATCAACAATTTTCTTACTACTATCCATATAGGTCATTCTGCCCGCAGTAAGCCAATTTAGAATAGGTGAAGCAGTAATAGTCTGAGCCGTGGTTTGGTCAAGTTTAAGAAAAAGATTACCCAAATCAACAGCATTTACTCTTACAGAAAAATGGCTATTGTTTGTTCCGCCAGTATCAAAAGTAACATTAACTGCAGCACCACCGCCAGATACATTCGCATACCATTTAATCACTAATCTATCAGTAGTATTAAGAGTTTCTTCTGTGGCTATCACACAATGAATGCTTTGCTCTGCTGATGTAGTAGTTAAGGCAGATGAATTTTCTGATGTAGATAACAATGTTTCGGCCCCGCCAGAAGTTCTCTTGTATAACTCAAAATACACGACTACTGTTTTAGCTGGAACATTAGACTTATATGCGTGAAAGTGGCAATCATATACCCCTGCTAACAACCTATCTAAACCAGGAGAGCCTGATACAGTGGCAAAGTTAAACATTGCTTGGTTATCTCCTGCTGATAATCCTGACTTTACAACTGTTCCTGCTGTATCTGGCGTTTCATCCATTACATAATAAATCCCGCCTATGTCAGAAGCATTATCATAAAAGTATTCTGTCAGTTCAAGTGAAGACACTGCTAAATCTACATATTCTTTATTAACTAACTGATATTCTGAACCTGTGCCGACCACCGAAGTAGTCATCAAAGGAATACCATTGGCTATGGTTTGTGGAGTTGTTTGGTCTAAATGAAGTGAAAGTGGGTCAGTTTCAGCAATTACGCCGGAATTGGTTATTGTTATGTCAGTTTGTTTGGTTGCATCATTGGATGAAGAAGTAATGGCAATTCCTGTTCCATTTTTCCAGTTTATATCCGTATACTTTGTAAGAGGATTAGTAGAATTAACATAATTTTGCCTATTCATATTACCTCCTCCCCCCTTATTCGCCATAATTGATATTGTATCTCTTCTCAATTTTTTTATTTCTTCATTCAATCCATCGATTGTCTTTTGAGAATTGCTTAAAACATCGTCTACCCTTTTGTTTATTTTTTCTTTATTTTTTTCATTGCCTTCTCTTAAACCAAAAATTAAATTCTTCAGTTCATCTTCCAATTTTTTTATTTGGTTTTTATAATCAGTTATTTCAATCTTTTTATTTGATATTTTTTGAATATCCGCTTTTAATCCATCTATTTCAAAATTCACTAATCCAAGTTTTTTTAAATTAGCGTTTTTCTGCTCTACTATTGCAGACTCTAAAATAGATAATTTTTGATTTAAGACCTCATTTAAATCCTGTTCGTCCTTTTTTAATTCTTCTTTTAAATTAAGAATAGAATTAAAAATAGATTCCATTTGCCCCCTAATTTCTCGTATCTTTTTTTTTGTCGTCTCAACAGTTTTTATTTCAACATCCTCTTTTACCTTATCGCCAATTCTTTGTATTTCTTTTTCAATAGACTTAAAACTATCGCTCATATTGGGGCGAGAAAGATTGTTCAAAATCTTTTTTAATTTTTCTTTATTCTTCGCCATCCTCTAATACTTCTTTAATGCTATCTTTTATACTTTCAATTTCATCTTTAATTGTTTCCTTTATCTCTTTTCTTAACTCATCAAGTTTTTTATCCATCGTTCCTTCCATTTCTTTATTATTTGCCTCTAAATCAACGTTTTGGGACTGGGTGCTACTTTGTGCCTGTTCTGGTTGTAAATCGCTTGGCGACCCCATTTCTTGCATTTGGGGGGCTTTTGGGAGCAATCCTTCTGAAAGTCTGGTCGCAAAACTTAATACAGCTGCTGTTTCATCAGGATTTTCGTTTTGATTATTTACTTGTTGTTGTTCTTGTTGTATCATAATATAATATGTGGTTATTTCTAATAATTTTTATTATTGTAGTGGCTATTGCTGCTTGGTATTCAGTTAAGTGATTATTTTGTTTTATTCGCCTTATTCCAAATGTCGGTGAGTTGGGATTCATTTATGAAAGCGCTTTCTGGTTTCATTGCATAATGAATTGTGCTTGTTCCACCCCAATCTGCTGTATCTCCAATATTGTCTACGATATTTTTGAAAGTTACACCATCATATCCTTCCTTTTGTGCGTTACCCACAATTTCTTGTGTAGATTTCCCCCATTTAGTATTAAGTTTATCCCACTTCGCACCTTTAGCATCTATAACTAAAGGTTTTTTAAAATTCAAATATCCCTCATATACATAATCTGGTGTTCCTGCAAATCCAGTAGCATCTGTATATTCGTCAGTAAAAAATGCTCCTCCCTTTTTATTTGAAAACTTTTTTAATGGAGTTCGACTTCCGTGATAAGTTGGTGTTTGGCTATTCACAAACTCCTCTGCACTCTTGTATTTGCGGGCTTCTTGGTAAAGAGAATTTTCAACTTTTGGGGTTACTTTTGCTATCCCCTGTTTTACATAAAACTGCTTTGATTTTGGAACACCTGCTTCATAAGTCGTGGGTGCTTTTAAAGGAATAGCATATTCTCCAAGGGGTTTGCCCATTGGTAATGCCGGTCTTTTTAGATATTCAGGAGTTGATGTAATATCAGGTGTTACCATTCCTTGCTTATTACCACTTAACATTTGAGCTATTCTGGCCTGAACTGATTTTGAAGAGAAAAACTTTTTTGCCAAAAACCCTCCTACGGCCGCAGGGTCTCCACCAGATAACATTATCCAATCAGTTAAGGTTATATTATTTAATGCCTGTTGACCAACAATTTTGTTTCCCAATTTATCTATTAAAAATTTAGAAAGTTGAGTTTGCTTATTCATTGCATCAATATTTTTAACTCCCAAATATCGAGCTTTATCAAGTTGCCATTTTCTAATAACATTATCAATTCTTGTGGCTTTATCTACTAAATCAGGATTAAGTGTTTTGTTATAACCCAATTTTATTTCTCTTTCAAAAAGGCGTTTAACTTGATTGATTTCTGACATATTCAATCCTTGTGATTTGCTTTTTTGTAATAATTGTTTTGCACTAGAAAGATATTCTGCTCTTGCTCCTGGACTTGAAACTTTATTCCCTTTGTTAATAATCTCTTTAAGAGCAGTATTTATTGGTGTTACTTTATATTCACCAGGCAATTTAGACAAAGCATCATCTACCAAATTTTTAGATTGAACAAACTTTAGTGATTCTCTCGTTATAATATCTTGTGGATTGCCAAAATTACCAGTATCAACCAAATATTTTCCAGGAGATTTACCGGCTACTTTTGTAAATTTTATTTCATCAGTAGGATTTAATCTGGCAACTCTATTCATTATGTTCTCAGGAGTATTTTGAGTTATAGTTTTAGCTTTTGAAGCTATATTAGAAGTTATCTCTTCTGCCTTTCCTTGAATTTTAGGAATAGTTTTTTTAATTCCCTGTAATCCTGATTGAACTCCCTTACTTACTCCCAAAAAAGCACCTATATCTAAAATATTTTCAATATCTTTTGCTGCTTCAGGATGTTTTTGTGACCATTCCGCATATTTTTGCACCATGGGAACCTCAACCAACTTACCACCAATAAATTCAGTTGCTTCTTTTATTCCAGGTGCTTCAAATAAAGGTGCCGTAGCAGTTTTTGCAACTCCACCAATAGTCCTAAATGCAGTTCTTGGTATTTCAACAAAACCCTTCTGTATTGCCTCTGGAATATTTTTGGGAGTAGCAAATGCTTTTTGAGCTTGGGCAGTAATTGCTTCTGCTTCCCCCATTATTGTTTTTCCTATTCTTGAAAGATAACCGGGCTCTTTTTCTTTTTGCGAAACGCCAAAACTATTGTAAACATCTTCCCCAAACTGCTTTTTAAATTGTTCTGCTGATATAGTTTTCATAGTTCTGTTATAGACCCATCACTATTTTTGGTATAATATTTACCATCAATTATTTGCACTCCAACATCTGCGGGATTACCACCACGATAAATATAATCCAATTTAGCAAAATTGTTAATTTTATCTAATTCTGTCTTAAAATCATTTTCATTAGCTTTATATCCTTTAACATTTCCATTTTTATCTTTTACTGTCCAAACGCCAATTTTAGTGGCCGCATTGGCTAAAACCTGTAATTCTTGGTCAGATAAAGCTCCAAAGGTTGCTCCTTTAGCCTTAGCATCAATAAGTGCTTGAAGATTTAAACCAGAACGCAATTGTTCTACTCCAGCAATAAAGTTAGCTTTTCCTCCCGTAAGTGATTGTATAGGAGCAAATCTTCCTAATCCAATTGTGCCAACTGCTCCACTAAGATTTTTATCAGTTATTAGACCACTAATCAAATCTACTTGACTCTTCATATTTGCAAGTTGTTTTTTCCCTTCAAAAGTGTTGGGGTCAAGAATTGAACCCTTTTGGTCATTTATAATCTTTTGAATATCTGCTACTATTTTTGCTCTTTGAGCCTGTTCTGTCTTAATTTGTTCTAACTTTAATTGTTGTTCCAATGGTAATCCCTCAATTTGTGCTTGTTTTAATTGGATACCTAATTTTTTTTCTCTTAATCCCAATAATCTTTCTTGTTCTGAAATAGTTCTTGCATCTCTGTCTCTCTGTGCCGCTATTGCCAAACTACCTGAAGGCAAACCATAAATCCTCTCAATTTGTGCTATCATTTGAGGATTTCCACTTGTAGCCTGATACACTCCATCCCAACCCAATGTCTTTGCCACTCTGTCCAAAGTATCAACAGCGTTCTTTTTCATCTGTTGGTTCATTTCCGCTATCTTAAACTCAAAATTCATTTTTGTATCAAAAAGCCTATCAGCCTCTTGTCTATCTTGCTGAGTTAAATTCATCATTGTATCTAAATAGCGTTCTTTTGCTGCCCTTGTTTCCAATAAAGTATTGTAGTTCTTGACAAGTTGTTTGTTTCTTGCGTTAGACAAAGCTATAACCTGTGAATCTGTGGCAAACCCACCGGCCTTAGTTACTTCAGTTCTAATATCGTCTTCTGTTCCCTCAATCACTTTTTTCATATTTATAAGTTCAGTATCAATTCCCTGAATACCAGAAGACTCTAACATAGATTTATAAGTATCAACCAAACTGGTTCTTTGGTTCTGCTGACTCATATATTGTTGATAAGAACCTATAACAGAATTTAAATATGGGTCTTGTGTAACAAAATTATCTATTGCAGACGAAGTCTGGGTAGATGGCAAATATTGATTATACATACTAACTGCCCCTGAATAATCAGTAGGTGCTGTTTGTCCGGCCGCTGTTGCTGCTTGAAATCCTTGTTTATATTCCTGAAAAGTAGGTTTTGGTTGTGTGGCTTGAAAAACAGCATTGCTTTGTTGTGGTGTTGGTGTTCCCCTTGGAGCATATAAAAGCGTTCCGGTTGGCGAAGCACCTATTTGCACCATTTCTCCACTTTTTATTTTATCTGCTTCTGTTTGTATTGCAGTTAATCTTGATGGTTCTATGTTCTGTAGAGTTTCCCGTGGATTAAGAGGGTTTTGAACCCCTGAAACAGTTGCTATTTGTCCGACTGGTCTATTCCTTACCTGCCAATTCCATTCTTCCAAAGCAGATGGGTTCGCTTGTCCTGAACTTGCCCATTGTTGAGCTTCTGCCAAAGACGCCTCTGACATTCCTGTCGGAGTGTTTGTCCCAGGCAAAACCTGATAATAGGGTTTACCTGTGTCCAAGCCTTTATAAACTTTGTATAGATTTTCTTGTGCCATAATTTTAATTATTAAGTGCAACAATACTACCAACGCTGTTCCTCCAACCAGCCGTTGTATACCATATTGGCACATTGTTAGTTGTATCGAAATATCTTTGACCTACGGTTGCGACCGAAGAAACAGGTCTCGAAGTCAAAGCTCCATTTAATGTTACATATCTTCTGTTTACCACTGATAAATTGTCGGTTGGAGTATCTGTAAGTTTTCTATCGCTAAAAGCCTGAGTTTGCATATACTCTTTGACAATGTCCCATATTTGTTTTTTATCTATTTCTGCCATATTTATGATTTTACAAATTCAAAATCTATTTCAATTTTTTTAAATGTCATATTTGCTGTTCCACTATTTGTTATTCTTGCTCCCAAAACATAAGTTTGATTCATATCAGGATTATAACTTTCAACATCATCTCCCACTGACACATTTGTTCCAACTGTAAAAGTTTTATTTGAATTAGTTATTACTCCGGCATCAGAGCCTATCAACTCTATTTTAAATTCATTACTTGCCACTAATGGTTTTGTGTAAACTCTTACTTCTTTTATGGTTATTTTTTCTGAAAATAATTGAGATTGGGTTTCATATACTCCGGCTATTGGAATTCCTGCTCCTGTTGGAACTGTGGTAAATTTGTAAAACTTATATTTGGTTGTCGGCCCAGAATCTGTTTCTAATGTTGAAAAATACACTTTTGCCGAACCAACTTTATTCCCCGTATACCCTGCCGAAGAAGCTCCGTAAAATAAATTAGAAACCACTACACAAACAGGTATTTGTTGAATATCGGTTTGGGTTGTAGCTGAAATTCTAAATAATCTAAATAATCCTTCTGGTATTTCGTTATCATATTGCCCATAAACAAGAAGTGAACCCTTTAAAACAGAAGAATCTTGTTCTGGTGCGGCAAAACCTACTAAATTACCAGTTGAAAACATCGCTCCAAAGTTAGGTGAAACAGAGTTCGGCAAAGAAATCGCCTTGCTGCCACCGGAATACATAGCCGCTCCTCCCAAATCATATCCCATAGTATAAGAAAAGTTTCCAAAAGATGTATTAGCATTCAAAGAATAGGCATTATAAGGGTTATAAGTAGTAATTCCAGCATCTGTCCCATTCCAAAGCATAAAATAAGAATCTGATGAAGAGAGAGAAGCAGTATCTTGGGTAATAACTGTCATATCTGCTTGTGCAATACGGCTTACAATTATTTGAACATAATTTCCGTCTGGCGAAACATCTATATCTCTTACCTGTGTCCCTGAAGGAAATGCTGGTGAAAGCTTTGCATAAGATATTACATTTTCTGTTGAATCAATTTCAACCAAATTAGTTCCATTACCGAAATAAAGTTTTCCAGCAAACTGCACTGATGGACGAGGAACACTTGAAGTATAAGAAGCTTGTGTTCCTACAAAAGTTTCCGAAGTTCCATTAAAGTTTATCTTAGTTACTCCCCTGTCATGTCCTATGAAAATCTTTTCAGTTGAACCATAAAATTGAATAGAAGCTCCATATTTGAAAGTAGGACTTTCAGCAGTTAAGGTTGCTAAAAGAACAGGATTATCATAATCAGGATTATAAGTTGTGGGGTCATTAACCTGAATTTTGTAAAGTCGTCCTGTATGCCCTATAGCATAAACATAAGTAATACCAGATTCTAATCGTGGCCTTGCTGCCATAATTAAATCGGTTATTACACTTTCTGCGGCATCTATTCTTGTAGGTTGTTCAAACCAAGTTAAATTCCCTGGGTCAGAAAAAGGGTCATTACCGTATGTTTTGGAGTATTTAGCAAAGCCAGAGTTTATATCCCCTTTTTCATATCTGGTTAATCTTCCCTGAAAATTGTTTATCGTAAGTGTTGGCATTTAAGTAAGTGGAATAAAATTAAGATTTGATATTGTATTTGCATTGTCAGTTAATCGCCAATAATCATTTTTTTTAATTGGATAAGTAACATGATAGTGTTCGTTATCTAATCCAGTAATACCAACTACACTTGTTTGCGGTGGATTATTGGCATCTGATTGTAATACCATCAATTTAGTGCCGGCAGCAGGAACACTTACTTCAAAAACTAAAAATCCAGCTGTTGTTTCTTGAGTAGTAGTATCTACGCTTCTTGCCGATGGCGACCCGATAGTTGGGGTAATGGTTTCTATTTTATCGTAAACAGCATTTTTGGTTGGCGGTTGTAATACTCCATTCCAACCAGCACCATAAGTTTCATCGGCAAGCAATATGCTGCCAGTAAATTGTTTAATTCCCGCCACTGATTGATTTGAAGTTGTATCAACATAGGGCATAGATACAATTGAAGAAGGGGGACTAATTAATTGAAACACAGAACTAACTGAATCAAACTCTAATACTCCAATCATAGAAGCAACAATATCAGTAGTAGCAGGGTTGGTTAAATCTTGTCTTTTTATTCTTGCCGCCACAGAGCCAGAAGAACTTGTAAAAACCTGCAAAGCCATTACAGAACTTGTAGGAGCGGCAGGGAATTTTATTACTAATCCTAAACCATCAGAAAGAATAGATGGATTTTCAGAAAGTTTTACCCCATACACTGAACCAGACATTACAGAAGCTCTTGCGTAAATATAAGTTTGGTTCTGAATTGCCGCAGCATTAGCCACTCCAGCCCATTTTACACCTGTTGCTTGTCCACTATCTGCTGTTAGGGCTTGGTCATTGCTTCCCACTGCTAATTTACTTAAAACCGAAGAAGACTGAGCCACTAAAATATCACCTTTAGTAAAAGTGGTCTGTCCTGTTCCACCTTTGTTTGCTGATTGAACATGCCCACCCCCACCCGAAGCCGCAGCCCTAATATCATAGATTAAAGTTCCTGCGGCAGAAGACAAAGTGCCCACAAAGGTCTCTAACTTTGAAATAGCATCATTTTGAGCCGTTTCGATAGATGAATGAGAGGGCGAATTTAATTTATCTGTGGCTATTGGGTTTGAAATTGTTGAAACTACACTTGGAAATGTTGACATTTTTTAACTTGGTTTATTTATTTTTGTATAAACTGAACCCGTAGGTCTTGAAACACCTGTATAAACCCCACTTTCACCACTATCATAAAAACTTGTTGAACTATCATAAGCAGTGTCCACATCATCAAAAACTTGTTTTCCTATTGGATTTGCATTTGTATAATTTGCTCCTGTTGGTTTTGATACATTTGTATATGGCATATTCCTAAAATTCAAAGCCATCAACACTTAAACGCTGTGCTTGCGTAGGTTGTTGAGTGCCTCTACTAATAGTTGCTATTAACTCGTCTACTCTTTTTTCGTATTTTGCATTGAACGCATCTCCTTCATTCATTTTACTCAATGAATACAAATAACTTGCCGCCACTCTCCAACCCAAAATTCTATAATCAAGTGTTACCGGATAAGATAAAGTGTCTGTAGTCGCCGTATATTCGGTTGGCTTTAAAAAATAAAACATCCTTATAAGTTGTGAAACATTATGAGAAGAAGTGGGTGTTGGAAATATCTCATACCAATCTCCCCTGTCATCAAATTGAGGTTCTTGCGTGCTAGCGTTAGTTCTTAACCAACCGAAAGACACATTGCCCTGTAAATTAGAAACATCCACCTGTGAAGCTCGCTTATAGTTTTGTGGAGTTGTATCTGCATAATTTAATTCTATTGCCTTCAAAAAAAACATATCACTTGGATAAAGATATGTTCCAGTATTGACTGTTCCGTCCCTATAAGCCTCTTGAAGCTGTGAAGCATCCACCCCTCTGGCTATTAACTTTCGGTGAAAATCTGTTAATGCTTCGTTAGCAAAAACTATGAGGTTCGCATTTGTGAGCCCATTTGAATCTGTTTTTGCTTGTATTCTGGCGAAAGAGCCAATATCCGCTAATGTTGACATTTTTTATTTAATTTAATTTTATTCCCTCACGAAAGCCCTCACAAGAAGGGCTTATCATCAAGAAACAAAACTAATTATTAACTTGAAACCGCACTCTCAACTCTTGCAATTCTATATACTCCAACTGCATCCTCGAAACGGGTTATACCCAATGAAACCTTACCACCAATACTTGTATAAAGATTTAATGGATTATTTGAATCAGGTGTAGTTACAAGAATTGGCTCTGGTTGCTGGAAGAATCCCCAACCAAAAGACTGCTCGCCCAACACAGTTGTCGGGAAAACATTTACAGTTGATTTAAAGTAATTTTGCCAAGCTGACCTTAGATAGCGAATGCCTCTAAAATCACCTAAAGCTCCTGCCCTCAAATCGTCAACTGAAGTATATCTTCCTACATCGTTGAATGACCCAGAAGCAGTATTAGACATTAAGTCTGTTTCTGCAAATGGATGAATTACAGCGACATAGTATTTTCCTTCATAAGGCCTCAATCCAGCAGCATTTGAAGCCGCCAAATTCCTATAAGCCTTATTCATTTCAGTTTGGGTAAGCAAATCACCAGCTGCCAAATTAGCTCTGGATGTTTTTTCTCCGGCATAAATTACTCCTTGAGTTCCAGCGTTTACAACTGTCTGAATTGCTGTATCAACCAATCTGGCTAAAGCGTTTCTAACTTGCATTACGCAAGCATCAACTACTTCAATAGCCGAATTATGAACCAACAAATCAGAGACAGAAACCAATATACCCCACTGATATGGACCAGATGAATAACTGGTAGAACCCCAAGTAATAGCTGATGGGTTTGTTCCTTCGGTTATTGCAGCCACACCCTCAGTAGATGATACTGGGAAACCTCTGGCTGTTGCGGTCTGTCCGCCTTGTATTGAAGCACCAGCTCCAAATACAGAACCTCCTAAAGCTCCCTCAATAGAAACATTGATTTTTACAGGAATTTGGTTAGTTTGTGGAAATACAATCCTATCATAGCCTTTTGGAGAATCTCTTCGGACTCCCAATCTAGCATATTGTAATTGTGGTTCCAATACTCTAATCTCGTCCCTAATATAACCAATTAATAATTCAGAAGCATTTGATGACGCACCGCCCCAAGCCGCTGCTCTTACTGTTACTGCCATTTAATTTACAACTCTCTTATTAAGTAAAACTTATATCTCCTCTGTCTATTGCCTTTAAGACTTCTGTTCGTTTTTCTTCACGAGACATTTCGCTTAAAGGTTTTGATTCTCCTGTTGCAGGAGGATTCGTTGCCGAACCTCCGGCAGGATTATCCTTTGGCGATTGAGGCATAGTTAATTTGCCTTCTTTTGCCAAAACTGCTACCGCAGCATCTTCAACTGAATATCCTCCTAAGACTTTTTCCTTAATTTTATTCTTATATTCTTTAGCAGCAGGATATTTATCAGTTGTATCAGAGAAAGCAGAATAAAACTCTGCTTCTTTTTTAGCGGAATCTCTTTCAGTTTCAAGCGTTTTTTTAGCTTTCACTAATTCATCCCGCTCTTTAGATGTAAGTTTAACTTTATTTGAGAGCTGTCTAATTCTTTTTTCGACCTTGCTCTCTTGGACATCATCGTCCAACTGGACATCTTCTTGAGTGTCCTCTTCTATGACATCATCTTTAATGTCATCCGTATTTTCATCTGCCATAATTTACATTAACAAGAAAGGCGAACTCCTTGTTAAGATTTAGTTATTATTTTCATTGTTTTTAGGGGACTAACCTAAAAACAAGCTATTGAGAAACGAGAAAGCGTTTCTCGTGTTTCTGAGAACAGGTATAAGAATTGCACCATACTATTAGTTTATTTGGATTATCGGGGTGAGCTGCGATATTAAGAACGCTATGATATACAATATCATCAGGATTCTTTGATTCATCGCAATATGAACACCTTAATTGTCCAATATCCCTAAAATGCGGGCAAAGCTTATATTGGTCTTCTGAACGAACATTAGGGTCAATAATACCGCAATATTCGCAGATGCCACCTCTTACTTGAGGCCAACGCCTTGTAACAGGCACTGTTCTCGAACCCTGTCTTTCAATCGTAGGCTTTACCTGTTGAACAGGAATAGCCTGAGGTTCAGGAGCCTTTTGAGCCACCGTGCTCGGGTTTTTTTCTACCATATTTTTAAGAACTTATTTAATTAACGACCTTTTAACTGTTGTTCTATCTTTTTTAACTCTAATCTATACGCCTCGCTAAATCCTTTGAAATCAGCATACTTGCTAAGAACTTCTATCTTTCCTTGAAGTCTTGCAACCTGCTTATCATCTTTCTCAACGCATAATTGATTAACAAAAGAATCTAATTGACCCTGAAATATCTCTTTTTCAAGAAATTTCCAATGGTTTGATTGAGCAAGAGAATCAATTGCTTCTATAATTTTAGCAATTTTTTCTTGCCTTGCTCTAAGCATTGGTTGAACATCAATCTCTTGCTCTTGTTCTAATGTATTTTCAATTATTTTTGAGTTATTCATGTTATGTTCCTGCCGATTGACTGTTAACCATAACCTGTGTAGTTACGGAACAAACACCTGTTACGGCCGCACCCACAATCATGAAAGTGCGGGCATTGCGACCTAATATCGGAAGACCTGTAACTCCTCCTGCTGCAACTGATGTAGCCTTTCCAATTCCCTGATATATGCTCGCAGAACCAGAACCAGAAGTGGAAAATACGCTATCTGGTGTGATAATACTTGAAGTTACTGTAACATTTAATACTGTCGTTTTAGCGCCAATACCAATTACAGGAATTGATAACCATTCTGCATTTTGTCCCACAGAATTAGAAACAATACTTGTCCTTGCTACATCATACCAATTAGTGCCTCCATCATCTGATGTTTGCAAAACAGTGCTTACTCCTGCTCCCGCAGTAGAAGCCATAAATTTAACTACGATATTGTCAGCATCCTGTGGAATAAGAAAAGTATTTGCTATTCCTCCATTTGTTGAGGCAACACCAAGCAACCCATTATTTTGGGCATTTAATACTGTCGTTAGTGGTAATCTTATTGACATTTTATTTAATCTTTAATTGTTTATATTTCGACCTTTGCTGTGCCTCGACAGCGTTGGTTTTTGCTTCTTTTGGCACTACTTTTTCTTCTTCTTTCCCCTAATTTTACTGCCATATTCTCTTGTCCATTTTGTTGCAATATCAGGGTGTTTTGCCCACATATATCTACGTTGTTTTTTACTCCTAAATGGCATACTATTATTTGTTAATAAAGTCAATTACCTCATTGACCTTATCTCTTAACTTATTAAAGTCTTCCCGCCCGAAATCACCTGAAAATGGGGCAATCTTAATTGGTGCTGGCTTTGGTTCAGAGATTATTTCAGGTTTTGGCTCTTCGGGGACAACAGGACTTACATTTTCTACCTGTATAGGTTCTTCTGCCTTTGTTGGTTCTACTTTTGTTTTTTTAGTTCCTTTTTTCATATTCACTTAAAAACGCCAAATCCCACATTGAGATTGGCGTTGCTTTGTGCTTTACCGCCTTTTATACTATTGTTCGACCTTTGTCGAGTTTGTGTTTCGTCTTGCTATCTTGAAGTCCACTTTCTCTGCATAATTATTGGAAATATGGACAGACATATATGTTCCCCATGGGTCAATGGCTATTTTCATAACATCATAAGGCCTTAAATTACTTATCATTTCCAATAATTTTTTCTCGTCTTCATTAAATAATTCCATTAAAATTCAACAGACAAAACACTGCCTGTTCCTGTTGATATTATTGCGAACCTTCGATATAGACCATATTCTCTATTTACTCCCTGCACACTTGTTACTTGTGGATTACTCTCTATTGGAATAACAAACCTTCTTACTGTTCCCACTGGAATAATATGGTCAAAATTAGCTGTTCCACCTGCTATTGTTACAACGCTAGCTGCAGTATCTGAAGTCGCTATCCATTTTAATGCGGCAGAAGTTGTAATAGCCGCTATTTCCAAAGCAGTTGTATCGTGAGTTACTGAAATCACAGAAGAAGCAGAAGAATTGTCAGGAGCATACCTCGCCAAAGCTAATTTTGGAGAAGGATATTGTTGCATTGTTGCATCAGTCTTATCTTTTGGAAGCCTTGGTGCATAATTTATCATATTTGTGATTGATTAGTTTGATTTATTTCTGTTTTAAGCGGTGATGCCGCTTCTTGAGGCGACCTTTTTTCTGCTCCCACATTTAATTGTGGTTGCATTTTTTGCATTTGCATTTGTTGCATTATTTGTTGTTGTTGCATTATCATTTTCTTTTGTTCGGTTAATCTCGCTTCATGTTCTGCTAAGTGAAACCATATAGCGTTTGTTTTTGGAAATACAGCCCTATGAATATAAATATGCTCTTGGTGATTTTCTTCTTCGTTTGTCTGAACATAATTATCTTTAGAAAGTATTTCATTTTCTTCTCCGGCCCTTAACTCATCTAATGTTTTAGGAAACATTGTGTCTATTAACGACGGGTCTTCTAAGAACTTAGGAAAGAACACATATTTATTAAAATTTCTCATTCCATCTGGGCCAATAGTTTGAACCAAATTAGGATATAACTGCATTAAATCTCTTCTTAAAACCAATTCTTTGTATTCTGCTTCTTTGGCTGAATAAACAAATATGCCTGGAGGAAAATCTGTATTGAAATCTTTGAAATCTATTTCAGTTGATTCAACTCCCTTTACTCCCACTATGTTAGCTATTTTTGTTTTTAATTCTTTGCCATTTTTTGCATATCTATGGAACCAATGACTCCAAAACTCTGATTCTCCAAATTGTAAAACCTTTGATTGCAATGATTGTGCCATATCGTTTAATTGTTGGTCTATCGCTCGTTCTGTGGCTGTGGTGGGTTTTCCTTTAACAGGTTGCAACACTTGCCCTGTTCCCATTGGTTCATTGGCTTCTTGAGTTAAAAGAGATATAAACGCTATAAGCCCTTGAGACATCGGGTCTTCGGTATTCAGTGGCCAAACAGCATCTTGACTTTCCATTGGAATATGTTGGTTAATCTGTCTTTGAAAAAACTGGCTTATGTCTTTAACCTTATCAGGATTATAACCGTAAATTGGATTAGCCCTATCTTTAGCGGCTATAAAAGCAAGATTAAGTAATACAGACTTTGCTCTATGCTTGTCTTCCAACAAATCAGCCACAGAAAATACAACTGACGAATGTGGTTCTCTAAACGCTTCTTTTACCACAATAGGCCATTTTGACAATCCTTCTTCCTCATCATCTTCTAAATCTAATTTCTCTTGCATTAAAATCTTGCTAAATCCTTTATCTAACCAATAAACAGTTTTGTTTCCCTCGTCATCATATCCATAAAACTCTAAAATTTGGTAAACATCTCCTGCTACCGTATCTACGGCTGGCTCTATTGTTTTCTTGGCAGCATCTCTCTTAACCTTATAATCCCATAAATCAGACTCAATTCCACTTGGTATTTCCTTTGGGTCTTTAATGCCAGTAATAATACCTTTCTTAATAAGCCGTTTTAAGTCCCATTTGCTCTTTGTTATCCATTTCCAATAATATCGCCACTCTTGCACATTTTCAAAATACGGGTCATAACCAAATACTAACGGATTGATAATGTGCGGCTTCATTATCTTTTGCTTTTTGTCAAACTGCAAAGTCTCGCAATATCCTCTGCCAAAAAATAATGTGTCCCATACCCAGTCATAGTCAATCTTTGATTTTGACATTTCCAAATAGTCTGATTGGGATAAAATGTTATACGAATTTATCTGATTTTGAGTAATACCCTGCGAAGGCAAAAACTTAATCTGCAATTTATTATCATAAAGGCTTGATAATAAACGATTAAATAAAGTAAGCAAAAGCGTTGAAGCTATATTTTGGTCTCCTCTTTGTAAATTGTTAAGCAGGACAAGTTGTTTTACTTGCCTTCGCTTCCTTTCTGATAAAAAGTTTTGGCTCTCTCGATAAAAACTTTCTATGTTCTCGGGTTTCATTTTTTCTTTTTACTAAAAATATTTTGCAAGGTTGTGGGTCTGTCAAATATACTTACTCCCCATCTTGCTTCGCACAATACAGCTATGCGATAACCTTTATTATTAAAAATTATTTTAGGGTCATGGTCTTCTCTTATTGATAATCCATCTTTCCATAAAAAATCTCTTATGTATTTTGCATGACTATTAAAAAAATCCTGCTTGTTGTTTTTAGCACGCTCTATTTCTTCTTTCATTATACGCTTTTTCCAGTCAAAGTCAAATACTCGCACAATTAGTTTTTTACCAGTAGCGCTATCTATCAAAGGCGTATCAGCTTTTATGGCTAAATCTCGTTCTGTCCATTCAGTATTTTTACCTAATCCTTTTTCAATTCCTTTTCTTTCTTCTGATTGATATTCTTTAACCATTGTATCTTTCTATTATTGGAGCTTGATTAGCCCAAATGTCCTCTGCGATATCGTAAAATTCTCGCCCCCTATTCATTTTAATTATTTTTTCTTTTTTAATTGTTTCACTTTTAATAGCTTGTGTCAACACTGCCGCATCAACACAATTCGGCGATGCCAAACCTTCTTTTAGCAAATCTTCTTTAGGCTGTATTCTAATCACTCCATCTTTATTTTGATATCTTATAGTTTCAAATTCATTCCAACCATAATTAGCCAATAGTCTTCCTCCTGATAACAACCATTGCCTTTCTCTCCAGTGCCATTCTGCTTTTAAATTTTGGAACATTTCATCTTCTGATTTCTCGCCAAACGATACACCCCTAACTGGATAATCTAAATCTTTTAGCCTATCAAATACTCCCTGCCCTACTCCTGTTTTATCTATAACAATAAAATCTGCTTTGCAGTCTCTGTATTTTTCCATAATCACTCCAACCAAATCCATTGTATTTTGCAGTTTCTGATTAAACAATATCTCTTGTAAATTTCCGCTTCTCAAAACTATTGCTGAATTATCACCGCCTGCAGCTGGGTCAACCCCTAAAATTCTATAACCTGAATGCTCGCCTTGTTGAACTATTACTGATTGATATTCTCTATCGTTTAATAACCTAATATATCCCTTCTCGTCTATTGCTTCGTCAAATGCGTCCCAATTGGCTTCTAAATAAGCTTTACGCTGTGCTTCTGGCAAACTTTCTAATGATTTATAATACTCTTGCGGTAAATAAGGATTATCTGTTGGTAATGCCGGAACATACACAAACTCATATTGCTCTTTTTCTTCTGGCGGGAATAGTCTTTTAACCCACATATTCTTTACCCACGCCTCACCTATTGGATTGCAAGCGGCCATAAATCTAACATCTGGTATTCCTTCCCACCTTAAACGCTTTCTTAATTCTCTAAATGTGCTTATAGGATTTCTGTTTATCTCATCTACTCCCATTGCGGCAAACTCAACTGACAAATACTTTTCAGGGTCGTCTAAGTTTCTAAATGCTATAATTCCACTTCCGTATTCTGGGGCTAATGTAAACTCGTGTTTCGCTTCATTAAACTTACCTAACCAATGAGGAAACTCAAACTTAACTTTTGTCAAATGCCTATCATTAAGTGAAACATAATCTTCGCAAAATAATCCTACTCTAACTCCTTTCTTATCATATTTAGAGTAAAACTTGGTAAGCCAATAAATCATCGACCATCTTAACCAGTGCGACTTACCACTACCCAAACTCCCCCCATATAGCACAAATTTGAAACGCTTACTTGCATTTAATGCTTCAAGTTGCTTCGGTAAAAAGTGGCTCAACTCTGTAAATTTTATAATTTCGTCTGCCATTTCCCTTAATTAAATTATCAATAGCCCATAATGGTTGTAAATTTGTATAATGAAATGCTTTCTTCTGTTGCTCTAAATCTGTTAAATCAAATTGGTCAAGTGGTATTTTATGGTCAATGTGCCAACCTTTTCTACCATAATTTTGCCAATTCATTCCTTGTGTAAATTGTTTTTCAATATAAATTTTTAATTCTGGTATGCTACATCCTAAAAGTATTTCTGTTTGACAAATCTTTTTTGTTTTTTTCCTATACAATGCTCCCCACAAACGAGTTCTAAAATTATGAGATAAGCGTGCCTGAATACTATTTTTTCTTTGTTGCACCATATATTCTCTATGATGCTTCATTTCTCTTTCTTTATTTTTTAATCTATAAAGAATTGCAGTAGCTTTTCTTCTTGCCCATCTAATAGGGTCGGCTTTTATTGCTTTATATTGCTCTTTTGAACGACGATTAGCTTCTGCACGATTATTTGCAGTCCATATTCGCATATACTCTCTATTTCGTTTTCTCTTTCTCTCTAAAGCTGTTTCCATTCTATTCATCTACTGAGATTACTTTTTTAGTTATCTCAATATCACCCTCAACTTCTGTTTTGGGATTTCCTTCTCCCATCTTCCAAACATCTATTTTATTAAGCCCCTCTAAATATGCATCTAATTGTTCATCATCCATTTGAGCTAATCTCTCTTTTACTCTTTCTTTTAATGATTTACCACCAGCCCTACCATTAGGATTTGATATCTGTCCTTTCTTAAATTGGTATGGAAGCAAGTGTTCTGTTTTTGGATTTGGATTTGCCATTTTAATTGCTTACTTATAGACATAGTTGACTATATTTATTTTTGTGTTGTTTTAAATATTCCGGCCATTCACTCTCGTCTACTTTATACTTAAAATCTCTCCCCAAAAAGTCTTTGTTATTTTTTATATTATCCTCTAAATTATCTAAAACTTTGTTTGTTGCATAACTATCTTGCGTATAAGAATCAGTCAATTTATCCATTACCTTTTGAGTTCCGCCCATTGAGGTAAAATGCCAACCCCATTCTGTTTGTGTTTTAATATGATTAGTGCTTCTAAGATGATTTAAACATTTGCCTTGTATATTTTTACACTTTCCGACAATAGTTCCCCAAAATTGTTCTGTGCTTTTGTTATTAAGCCAATAAGTATAAACTCCTAATTTTAATTTGAAAATTGCCTTGTCGTCAACAGGGAATAAATTATAAATTTCATCAACATCTCCTATATATATTATATCATTTTTTTTAATATCTATCAAGCAATCCTTAATGCTTTCTTTTTGGCACCACTCTCTCAGCCAATGTTTAGCTCCTTCGCCATAATTCGTATTAGGACTTTTCTTGGCTTCTTCCCAATACTTGCCCCAAGTATCTTCTGTAATAAAATAATGTTTTACCTTATCCCAATTTTGATTAAACTTTTTTTCCTTTGGCTTACCTGAAAACGTTTTGTCAAACTCAATTACACGAAATTCGTCCACATAGTCTTTAAGTATGTTGTATCTAATTTCAAACAATTCCTGCTCGCCATTAAATGAAACCACATCAATTATTTTACTCATGCCAACTTTGCAAACTTATTTTCTTTAATATAATACTTCAATTCTTCTCTTATTTTTTCATCAACCAACCTTCTATTCATACAAAATACATTTCTATAACCAATATACTCCATATCAAACCTGTTTTCCAATAAACGATGGAAGCAATCCTTATCATTCCAATGTTCGTATTGAATATACTTACAATTACTTATTATCTCGCTTGCACCAATTAATACTTTGTAATCATAACCCTCTGTGTCTATTTTCAAAAAATCTATCTTTTTTATTTTATTTTCTTTTACATACCAATTAAGTGTTTTTATTGGCAATATTGAATTTACCTCTCCTGTTGGAGACGAACCATCAATAAACGCTTGATGTCCATTATTATAACCAACTTCACACTCTCTATCTCCCAAACCATAATTATTCAAAAATACATTTTCTCTATTACCGACTATTCTTTTTAATTCTGCAAAAAATTCTGTGTTTGGCTCAAAAATATGCAATTTTATATTCGGCTTTAATTCTAAATACTCAACATCAATCCTTGCTCCTACGTCAAAAACAATCTTTATATTTTTCAATCTATTAAATAAATCTAATTCTGGTCGTGGAATTTTGTCTTGTTCTAATGCCATAATAAATAATAACTTCTCTCGCAAAATTGTGCCTCTACGGGTTCTTTTGCATAAGGAAGATACGACCTCATTTCTTTATAAAACTCTTTTGGATATCTATGCACTCTTTCTCTTGTAAGAATATAATTTCCGCCGGGACTAAAAGGAATATAGGCTGGTTTTGGTAATTTGAAATGGTCTGCCCATTCATTAAATGTTTTAAAATATTTTGTTGGAAATTGATTGGCATACCACGAATTGTTAATTTCTCTATACATTCCATTTTCATCATACCAACATATTGGCATATATGTTTTATGATTTTGGGTGAGCAAAGGCGTAAAGTCCTTTCTATCCCTTATTATATCAAATTCTTCTTTGGAAATCGACTTAAACAGATTGGTCTTACTCCACAAAAATACATCTGGCAAGTTATCGTAATTATCCACCAAATATCCTAATCGGTCAAAATCCACTTGACCTATGTTTTCTGTCTTTATCGTATTTGGAAAATCAAAAGGTTTTTCAGAGCGGTCATAAATAAGCCAATCTGATGTATATTCTTTTACCCATTCAGGATTATTATTATAACTTACAAGAATATATTTCATTCTTTATACAAAATTTCAAGAGCTTTTTCTGTTAAAAAACAATCATTATTTTGTTCGTATTCTTTATCGCCATTTAAATGCTTTTTGGTTAATTTATAATTATTTTTATATCCCCACGGATGAGTATCATGCCAATGGTTGCATCCTTTTGGTATTTTTCTTTGATAAATTCCTGATGACATATTAAATATAAAGAAATCTTTTGTAATAATTTTGGGGCAATGCCCACACTTTTGTATTTCTACGAGCCCAAAATTTCGGTGCTATTGTTAATCCTTTGTTTAACCATCTTGGCAATATAAAAAACGAACTATTGGCTATTATCGCATATTTTGCAAATCTCATTGAACGCCAGTTTATTCCAATATCGTGTATTACTTTATAATCAGGAAAAAACTCTTTTGCAGTTATTTCATCGTCAGTATGCACTTCAAACCTCATTTTAGGATTTATCTTTTTCATCATTTCAATTGCTTCATTCCAATATTCTTTTGTTAAAAATAAATCAGGAAAAACTTTAAACTCGCCACCCCTAAATCCTATAACACAAACATCATCAGACATTTCTAATGGTTCTACCTTCAACCATTCATTAACTTCTTTCTCATATTTTTCCCAATATCTTTCGTCTTGGAACTCACCATCTATAATTGTATTGTCCTCTATAAAATTAAACTCTGGGTCGTATGAACGAATATCTACTCCATTTTCTATAACCCTTTTTTCTTGCCATTGTTTCATATTTACAGACCAACCATCTATTATTGGCTGTTCTAAAAAAAACTTACCCTTAAAACCATGTTCTTTACCAGAACCATCTTCATTATAAATCATCTGATAGTCAACCCCCAATTCAAGAGCTTTAACTCTTGTAGCTACTAATCTGTGAAGTTGATTGCCCAAACCACTTCCTTGATGAAAATAACCTATAATCATAAAAACAATGAACCAAATTCTATATTTCTTCCTGGTTTTACTTTATTATAATGAAAGGTAAATGGCTTATCCGCATCTTGATTTTCTGGTATTTCCAACTCTCTTCCAAAATGTTTAGCAACTTCCAATGGAGCAAACTTACAACCTTGTTTTTCAAGCCACTTTCTATTATGACAACAAATAAATCCATCTTCGTTATAATTTCCAAAATATGGTTTCCACTCTTTTTGGGCCATTAAGTCCATTAGTTTTTTACTTCGCAAAGAAACACTATTACCAACCCTAACTATTTCCCCTTCTTCGTCTCTGTAAGAAAACGAATCTTGTGGCAAAGGCCAGGGTGCACCTATGTAATCATATTTCAACCACTCGTCTCGCCAACTTTCAGGATTAACTACAAATCCGTTCTCGTGAATCAAAAGACAAAAATCTGTTTCCACATACTTTGGCATTTCATAAATCATAGCCTTACTCCAAGAATCAATGTCTTTAATTTCATCTAATTGAATATATTTAACTGCCCCAAACTCTATATTTTTACAAGAATAATTAAAAGCATTAACCATTTTATCGGTTCTATATCCTATTCCACTAAAACCTATTAAAGTAACATCAGGAAGTTTTATCATAAAATTTCTTAAAAACATCTACAATATATTTTAAATCCTTTGGCGTATAACGAGGATGCACCGTAAACCAAAGCGAATGCTTTAATATCCACTCTGACTCTTTCAAGCCTCCACTCTTTCTAAAAATACTATTCTGATAAGCCGGATGATAATCCACCCGACCAGTAAACATAGTTCTCGTCTCAATCCCATTTTTATCAAGCCATTCTATCAATTCTGGTCGCCTACTTTGAACTGAAATAGGAAATCCAAACCAACAAATATCAGCTCCTTTAATCCATTTTGGCATAATTAACTCATCAAATTTACTCAATTCTTTGTATAAATAATTAAAGTTTCTTTTTCTTAATTTTTTAATCTTCTCTACTTTTCTTAATTGAACCCTACCCATAGCTGCTTGCAATTCAAGTGGTGATAAGTTATATCCTATTTTCTCATAAATATAACGAGGGTTTTGGTCATAAGGCAATTTAGGATATTTAGTATTCTTTCTCATTTTCAAATTAGCTTGCCTACCCCAATCTCGATACATTCTAACCTTTTGGGCCAATTCTTTATTATTCGTAAAAGTTCCACCACCTTGCCCCATTGCAATAATATGAGCTGCGTGAAAACTCGTAAAGTTTATATGCCCAAAACTGCCAACTTTTTTGCCCTTAATGGTGCTACCCCAAGCATCACAGAAATCTTCTAATACTATTAAGTTTTTTTCCTTAGCCAAAGTCATTAAAGCAGGCATATTAACCACATTTCCCAAAAGGTGAACAGCTATTACAGCTTTTGTTTTTTCAGTAATAGCCTTTTTTACATCTTCTACATCCAAACAATAAGTCCCTATTTTAGCGTCAATTACAACAGGCACTAACCCACATTGCAAAATTATATTAAATATAGTTGGAAATGTCACAGCTGGGATAATCACTTCACTTCCTTTAGGTAATTCCAAAGCAGATAAAGCAAGCAATGCCGCAGATGAACCAGAATTGGCAAGTATTCCATATCTTACCTTTAAATATTTAGCACATTCTTTTTCCATTAAATCCACTTCCTTATCAGCTTGCCACCAATTCCTATCAAGAACTTTATTTATTGCATCTCGTTCCTGTTTTCCGAATAATGCCCCTCCATAAGTAAAACGATAATTATTATTTTTCATCTAAGTAATCTTGCCATTTAATTGTATTTTTCCAATTAGGTGTTGTATTGGGCAACACAGCTTCTCTTGCCTCCTTGCGAGCTGGTGCAAACTTTATTTTCTTTCCTTTTGCAAGTTTTAAAACCGATGTGGCTTTTCCGTCTCCAAGACAATAAAATCTCTTATCCCAATCTTTTGCTAAAATTAACCCCTTAACTATATCATCAACATGCACATAACTTCTTGTCTGCATTCCATTTCCATAAACTATTACTTCGTCTTGTTCCTTAAAAATATCTATTACACTTTTACCACCCTTTTCTCCATAAACATTCGGCAACATACAAATTACATAATTATTGTGGAAATTTTGAATATATTGCCCCGATGCCCACTTGGAAAAACCATAAGGTGATGTTTCAGGAGTTGCCGCAGACGCTGTATAAATAATCTTTGCATTAGGATATTCTCTTACCAGCCGAGCAGTCATTCTTAAATTATCCATATCGTGAACTGGGTCTTTCCAAGATGCTTCTACCGATGACTGGGCTGCTAAATGATAAATAACATCAATATCTTTTGGCAAATCACAAGTAATCAAGTTCTGTCCGTCTTTTAAATCAATTCCAATTCCACCTATCTTTTTAAAAAGGCGAGAACCAATCATACCCCGATATCCAGTAATTAAAATGTTTGACATAAATCTTTTATTATATCGCTAAGTGAATATTTATAATCCCATTCAGGATAATCCTTTCTAAACTTTGATATATCATGCACATCATATTTTCTGTCAGCCCACCTATTTTCTTTTAAATACTTTGATAAAAATGGCTTACCAACTTTTTTGCTTATTATTTCAGCAAACTCCTTAAGTGTTTTAGCTCTCTCTTTTCCTCCTCCCATATTATAAACTGCTGATATTTTTGGATTTTGAATAAAATGCCACATAGCATTAACTAAATCATAAGCATGCATCTGGTCTCTTACCTGTTCGCCATTAAAACCAAATATCCTGTATTTTTTACCTTCTTTTATACACTTCACAAGATAAGCCAAAAATCCATGCAATTCAGTTCCCTCGTGTGCTCTACCAGTAATACATCCACACCTAAAACAAGCAGTCTTTAAGCCATAACATCTGCCATATTCTTGAGTATATAGGTCTCCTGTAAGTTTAGAAACTCCAAATGGAGTTCTTGCTGTTTTATCCAATGGCACATTTTCATCCCATAAAGTTTCATTATTTCCTATATTTTCCCCATATACTTTATCGGTTGACACATAAACAAATATAGCATTGGGACAATGCCTTCTCGTAGCGTCAAGCAAAGTGAATGTGCCAATCGCATTTATCATAAAATCTTCGGCTGGATGTTCTTTACTCCAATCGTGAGAAGCATTAGCAGCAGTATGAATTACCGCATCAAACTTATTTTTTTTAAAAAGTTCATCTATTCCAATAGCATCTCTTATGTCTAAAAATATATCAGGTTCTTTATCGGGTGTCCCTAAATTTATAGCTCTCATATTATTATCAATCCCAAAAACATTCCAATTTTTCTCTTTAAAAAACCTTACAGCCTCTGAACCAACAAGACCAGTTGAACCAGTAATCAAAATAGTCTTTTTCATATTAGACAACAATCCAACCTTCATCAGTTGGATATTTAGTTCTTTCAACACCATCAGCATAATATTCTTTTGGCATAATTATTTTTTTATCCTCATTTGGGTTAAGAAACGCAGCCCACCAAGAAAAACTGCTATTTGCTCCAATTAAACCCTGACAACTTGCCATGGCATTTAAGTCATCGACCTCATTTTGACCTTCCCAAATTTCAAACTTAACACCCTTCTTTGTCAACCATTCCGAAACCCATTGCCTATCTTGATAGTCATTAGTCCCCTGCCTATCCCTATAAAATACAAGAAATTTATCATTTGGAAATTGCTCTATTGCTTTGTCATAATAATTTGTATTTGTCAAATCAACATAAAAGGGATTATCAACATAATCACCTCTTCGGATATGCAAAGCAACAAATTCTTTTCTTTTACCAATTCCATCTTGATATATTTTCCTTATTTCTTCTTTAAACTCTTTAAAATATTTAAAATCCTGAATATAAATATCTGGTATCAGTCCCTTGCGAACTTGTGAGTAGATATAGGCGAACTGAAACATTCTATTACCTAAACCTCCCGAAATTTTACGAAATTCTTTCATATTATTTTAGGCAATCCATTCTTTATGTTCGGTTTGCCACTTAATTGTATTTTTTAACGACTCTTCAAAAGTTAATGGCGACTTCCAACCTAACTCATGGAGCTTTGTCATATCAAGTTGATAATGCCTATCATGTCCAGGGCGCAATGTATGCACATTCACAACTTCATACTCAAAATCCTCTTTACCCATAAGTTTAGCAATCAACTTTGCCAATTCTAAATTATCAAGTTGCAAATCGCCTGCTATATTATATCTATCTGGCCTATCAACTGCATCTGGGGTATGCAAGTGAGCTGGAAGTTTTTGAAGAATAAACAATAAAGCATCTGCAAAATTACGAGAATGAATATAAGAACGAGAACCAATTTCTACTTTATCACCCCTTTTTTCACCATGAATAATTACTTTTTCATTATTAGCAATCCATTTTTGAACCATCACAGGAAATTTAGAAGGTTGTTGCATTTCTCCAAAATTATTCATTGTATTGGTAATAATAACTGGCACATCATAAGTTCGCCAATAAGATATAGCAATCATTTCTTGCGCTGCCTTGCTTGCTGCATAAGGATTTGATGGTAAAAATACTCCCCACTCCTTAACTCCAATATCATTTTTATTAGCCACAGGGCCATAAACCTCATCAGTCGATATTTGTATAAATGCTTTTGGCTTCACCTTTCTCGCAAATTCAAGCATATTTATCGCAAGACTAATGTTATTTTGGACAAAAGGAACAGGGTCTTTAATACTTGCCTCAACATCAGACAAAGAAGCCATATTTATTATATAATCTATATGCCCTATCTCTCCTGCAACAACGGGCGACAAAGGATTAGTAAGGTCGTGAATAATAAGGTCATACCTGCTTATCCACTCAGGATGATTGTCGAAAATTACAGCATTCCTATTAAATAAACCCTTATGAACCATACTATCAATGCCAACTATATCCCAATCAGTATTTGTAAAAATGTGGGTTATAACATGGGTTGCTATTGAGCCACCCGACCCTGTAAGCAAAACTCTTTTTTTATCCATATTTTTGTTTTAAATAGTTAATTTCTTCTAATTTTTGCTCGTCTGTTAAAAGGTAGGTCATTTGATGATTTCCGACCCCTATCCCAACCTCTATGTCTATTAAAATCTTGGGCTTACCAAATCTTTTTTCTAATCTTTTATACAAATCACAATCAAGCATCCACGACAATCTTTCATCAAAAAAAACATTTTTACCCAATCTATTTCTAAAAGCCAATGCAGAAGGTGAGCCAAGTTTATTATTGCCAGTATGAATATCATCTATCCATTTTGGTTCTTTATTGGTAGAAGCCGAAGTAATTACCCAGTCCACCTTTTTATCTAAAAATGCTTCATATAATTTTTCTAAATAATTATCAGATTCCAACCAGTCGTCTACATACAAAACCTTAATAATCTCACCTTTTGCAGACTCTATAACTCTATTAGAAGTTATAGGCATTGTAGAATGCTTTATTAAAATTACTTCGTAATCAGTAAAAGCTTGTTTTTCAATAGACTCTAAACAATTTGTCAAAAAGAATTGCCAGTTTTTCATTCCAAAGTGAAATGGGATTGCAATAGAAATTTTAGGTGTCATTTTGGTAATGGAGTATTAACATTTGTTATTATATTAAGTTCAGGAAAATCCTTACTTATTTGTCCCCACAATTCAGTGGCGTGTTTGTTGGCTTCGTGAATCATAGAATGCTCTTTCGTTCGGTATAACCATAAAACTTCGGGTATAGTAATCAACTTCTTTCCTCTTAAAAGCAAGTTGAATGTAAGATGCATATCTTCCCACCCACACCACATCTTCGGACTATACCCCCCTACTTCTAATAACACCTCTCTTTTGATTGCACTACAATAACCAACCCTATTGCCAACTTTAAAATCTTCTATTTTAGGGTCTGCCATTAAAATAATCTCATTTTGCACTATTCCAAAACACTTAAACGAAGGAGAAATTATATCTGCGTTTGTTTCTTCTGCCATCTTTGTTATTTTTTCAATAGCATTTTCTAATAACATATCATCTGCGTCTAATGGCAACACATAATCCCCTGTTGCATTCATTATCCCAGTATTCCTTGCACTAGGCAGACCCCTATTAGTTTGTGATATAACCTTAACTCCATCTTTTTCAAAACTTTTGGCAATTGCCAAACTATTGTCAGTTGACCCGTCATCAACAACAATTATTTCGTAAGCCTTAACAGACTGCTCTAATGCCGAACTTATGGCACTGGCGAGATATTGTTGCTGATTAAAAGATGGAATTATGATTGAAATTTTCATATTTATAAAGGAATTAAAACAATGGCCTACCATTGATTGTTTTTCCTCTAAACTTTTCTCTTGTCTTATCTAATTCCTCCCAATACACTTCTTCCCAAGTTTTAACACCAAATACATTCATTAACATAATAACAAATGGAGTAAAAAGTATTATTGAAATCATAAGTATAATTTCATCTGTAGTGATATTTTTAAATAAAGGAACTACAAGTGAAATCATAAACATTGCAATAATAACAATTAACGATATTCTAATTTTTTCATTCATATTTTTCCTCTTACGAGGTAGTTAATTATAATGTTTTTAATTGTTCGTTAATTGCCTGTCCGCCTTCTTTATTCACAGAAAAACGCTTCGTTAAAGTGATAATCTTGGGCGAATAATTACGACCCCAAAGTTTGACATAATATTCTTGAATCAAACTATCAGGATAAATATATGCCGGGGATAAAGTAATCACGGGTGGATTTTCTTTTAAATACTTATTCCAATGAGACTCGTCATTCCACCTTGCTACATAATTACCTTTTTCAAAATCCAAATCAACAGTTTTTCTTATTGCTTTCATTGCTTTAATAAATTCTTTTGACTTTCCACCTTGAAATCCCCCAGCATAATAAGTATTGCTGAAGGGAATATAGGCCGCAGATTCTGGGTTTGGCTCAAAGGGAGCAATATAATTTTGCCTCAAAGCATACATTGGATGTAAAGCCGCAGTTATCCCATCACCTAAAATCTCATCTCCCACATAATTAACAAACAACATATCTATATCGCAATAGAAAATATAATCATATTCTTGCAATTTTTCCTCTTGTTGCAAAAATGTATGATAACGGAATAATGTAGGCAACGGCCACTCTACTGATTCAAGTTCAAAGAAATTAACCTCTTTTCTTGTTTTAACCAAATCGCCAATCAATTTATCCATATCCTTTATTTTATTATCGTCCATTAAAATTGCCGCAGAGGAGGCATCTATAACCGATGCTTTGGCCTGTCCTAACCTTAAATAACTTTCAGCAAGTTTTTGCCTAATTATTTCAGGATTATCCGGCAAATCCGACCATGCAAAATAATCAACCTGATGTCCTGGCAAGAAAAATTGTTTTGCCCCCTCTATAACTTTTGGCATAAATTCCCAATAAGGTGAATTTAAACAAATAAAACAAAGGGCTACTTTGTATTTTGGCAACTCTTGTGATTGAACTGCATAATTGAAAAACTCTTTAACCACCGAAACATCATTAGCAGAATATTCACCTTCAGTTCTCGTCTGAAAAAAATTGGAAGCCAATCTTGTAAGTTCCTCATTCATTATTTTTAACTTTTTATTTGTTTTTATTATTTTTTCCCTTTTACTTTTTAATTAACTTACTTGCTTGAACCATTGTTATACCTGTCCAAATAATATAACCGCAACCTACTAAGGTAAGGAAATCTGTATCACTTCCTAAACCTACTAACACTGCCAATGACCAGACAATTATATTTA